GGTAGAAAAATGATAATTCCAAAAGAATTACAATTTACTGCTGAGCGTATTATGAAATCTCCAATGAGAACAAGCACAGCTGATAACGATATCAATGCAGTAAGAAGCATGGGAATGGTTCCAGAAGGGTATGTTGTAAACAACTTCCTAACTGATACTGACTCGTACTTCCTATTGACTGATGTACCTAATGGATTCAAACAATTCGTTAGAGCACCAATCAAAACTGCTATGGAAGGTGACTTCGATACTGGTAACGTTAGATTCAAAGCTAGAGAAAGATACTCTTTTGGATTCTCTGATCCAAGATGTGTATTTGGTAACGGAAACTTACCTACATAATAGCTTAAATACGTAGAGTATTTCATAAAGGGGCGGTGTTCACATCGCCCCTTTTTTTATGTATAATAAAAAAACCTAGATTAATTTATATGTTGACTGACTAGGCAGACGGTATAGAGACAACATATTAACGCTATACAAAGGAGAATATTATGGCAAATACTACTTTTGATGGTCCAGTAAGATCGAGAAATGGTTTTCAATCTATTGGTCCAGGTTCAGTAATAGCTTTAACTGCTGCAACTAATTTAACAGTTGCTGACCATGCAGGAAGAATTCTTACTATGGACCCAGTTGGAACTCCAACTGCAATCACACTTCCAACAATCGTTGCTACTGCAGATGGTGCATCAGCAGGTCCAGGAAGAGATCCAAACAACGCAAGTACAGTGGGAACAACTTTTGAAATTCTTTTCATAGATGAATTTACTGGTACTATATCAACTGACGGAACTGATAAATTTGTTGGTTCAGTTATGATTGGTGTTGATGATGGTGCAAAAAAAGCATTTGTGCCTGCAGCAGCAAATGATGTTGTAAACCTAAATGGAGAAGCAGGAGCTGGTAACGCTACTAAAGGTGGTCTTATTGGTTCAAGAATTAAATTCACTGCAACAGCTGACAATACTTACATGGTTGAAGGTTTGTTGATTGGTGATGGAACAATTGTTACACCTTTCGGTAACTAATAATTAACTAGTGGCTCCTTCGGGAGCCACGAACTAGGAGAATTTATGGCTTTTAAAAGTGATATACAAGCAACAAGATTTACAGCAGCAGGTGCTACAGCTATCATAGCTCAACCTGTAAGACTTAGAGGAATTGTTGTTGCATCTAATGGTGGTGGAGCAGGATCTGTTGTATTGAATACAACTAGCCAATCAGGGGGAACTAATTTATTAACAGTTGATGTTCCTACAGGTGATGTAATTAATTTTAATTTTCCTGAAGATGGTATCTTATTTCCAAAAGGTATTTTTGCTTCAACAGTAACAAATGTTGCAGCAGTTACTTTATTGACAGATAAATATTCAGGACCTAACATGACAACATCTAACCCAGGATAATTATGAGTGGTGGCGGAAGTTTTACATCAGACCAGTCGGTAGCCCACGCAACTGCTACGGCACAAATGGTTCCTTTAAACAGAAGAGCAAGACTTACATCTATTCAAGGAAAAGGTAATAGCACAAGTGGCTCTATTATATTTAGAACTGGCGGTGCTACAGGCACAATTATTGCTACTTATCTTTTTGGTGAAGAAGGTTTAGATATGTATTTACCAGGTTCTGGTATTTTATTTGAAGATGGTATTCACGCTACAATTGCAGGAACTGGCGGAGTAACTATTACGTTTACGTAAGATGTATGAAAGAATTATTATTTTTATTGAAAAGTATGCATCAAAACTTAGTGTTTGGTGTTGGCAACAACGAGTAAAAATTTTAAGGAGAAAGCGTAAGAATGAAAACAGGACTTGAAATACTTGGATTTTCTAGAGGTGGTTATTCTGCAAAACCATATCCCTTAGTAGATAAAGAGGGTAAACGTAAACCTAAACCAAAACCCCCTGTAAGAAAACCTTTTAGAAAATCAGAAGGTGAATACAGAAAAATGAAAAGAGGTGGTGATGTCATGCCGGCAAGAAACAAAAAAAATTTTAGACCTACTGAAAAAGGGGCTGGGATGACAAGAGCTGGTGTTGCTGCATATCGAAGAGCAAACCCAGGATCAAAATTAAAAACAGCAGTGACAGGTAAAGTAAAACCTGGCTCAAAAGCTGCGAAACGTAGAAAATCTTTTTGCGCTAGATCAGCAGGACAAATGAAAAAATTTCCTAAAGCTGCAAAAGATCCAAACTCAAGACTAAGACAGGCTAGAAGACGATGGAGGTGTTAAATTGTACATTATGTCTTCACCCTTGTCATTGTAAAGGAGTAGGACCCTATATTAACACTAACCAATGTATTGGGTATAATTGCGATTGTAGAACTTGCATACACCCGATTGTTAAGGAGGATAATGATATGGTAAAAAAAATTATCAAGTGGATTAAATGGCCATTTGTAAAAATCCATAAATGGCTAAGAGGGGATTAATGTCTAAAAAGCCACTTAACATTTCGGAGGAGGCAGCCGTCCAAATGCCTATGAAGACGGTTGCCAGCCTTATCGCAATGATAGCGGTTGGCACTTGGGCTTATTTTGGTATTCACGAAAAACTGAATCAACATTCAACAAAGATAGAGTTGATGACAAAAGATTTAGAACAAAACTCAGAGTTTAGAATTAAATATCCACGTGGAGAACTTGGTCAATCAAGTGGGGAGGCTGAGCTTTTCATGTTGGTAG